GGTACAACTACATTACTTTTATCGGATGGATCAGCAACAGCAAATGGTAAAAACCTTTACATAAAAGTTGTAGGTACTTTATCAGGTAATGCTAGTTTAGCGATGCCTGCATCAACAACAGGTGGTAATGCAAACAGAGTATTTTTTGTAGAAGATGCAACTGTTAGAGGAGATGCAACTCAAAGTTTTACAGTAACTTTACTTACAACTGGTCAAAGCGCAGGAACTCAAGTACCTCTTCCAGAAGGTGCAACAGCTTTAGTTTATTCTAGAGGTAGTGTACCAGCAACAACATTAGGTATGTTACAAAAAGGAATGACTTCTGTAACTGCAGCAAGTAAAGTTGCATATACAGCAGTTGCTGGTGATCAAATTGTAGTAGATACAGTTGCTAACCCAGTTACAATTACACTACCCTTATCACCTGCAGTAGGTGATGAAGTAACAATTATGGATGGTTCAGCATCAAATGGTTTTGCAACAAACAATTGTATTATAGAGAGAAATAGTCAACCAATAGAAGGTGATGCTGTTAATGATACTCTTGCTACTAATAATCAATGCGTAACATTAATATATGCTAATGCCACAAAAGGCTGGCTATATAAATCAACGAACCAATAGGAGCTAACTTATGGCTCTTCAGCAAATTAAATTCGCACCTGGAATTGACAAACAGGATACCAGTGTTGGTGCAGTAGGTCGTTGGGTTGATTCAGATAATGTAAGATTTAGATATGGACTACCAGAAAAAGTTGGTGGTTGGCAGTCATTACTTACAGATTCTATTGTAGGTGTTGCTAGAAAACAACACGCTTTTGTTGATACAGAAGGCAATAGATATATTGCAATTGGCACAGATAAATTTTTACTTATATTTTTTGAAGGACAGTTATTTGACATAACACCTTTAGCAACTACTATTTCATCAGCTACTTTTACTTTTAACGGCACAACTACAATTACAATTACTACATCAGCCGCTCACAATTTAGAAGATGGTGATATTGTTTTATTAGATTCGGTTACTTTACCAGGTGGTACAGGATTAAGTGCCTCAGACTTTGAAGATAAATTGTTTCAAGTTATTTCTACACCAACAGCAAACACTTTTACTATAACTTTTACAAGCGCAGGCTCTGCAGCTTCTGGTGGTAGTGTAGATATAAAACCTTATGAACGAGTTGGTCCGGCGGCACAAACTTATGGTTATGGTTATGGTATTAGTCAATATGGTGGAACTGTACAAGGAGCACAAACAACAACTTTGAATGGTAGTCTAAATGCTGATACAGCAGGTACAGGTGGAACGGGGACCGCGGTTACAGTTGTTAGCACAACAAACTTTCCTACTGCAGGAACTATCGCAATAGCTAACGAATTAATTACATACACATCAAAAAGTGCTACACAATTTTTAGGTATTACTAGAGGTGCGAAAGGCACAGCCACTCCTGGTACATCTAATGGTCAAGCACATTCATCAAGTGACACAGTTACTAACGCATCAGAGTTTAGTGGATGGGGTGATGCAGTTGATGCAGGAACTATTACTCTTGAACCAGGTCTTTGGTCGTTAAGTAATTTTGGTCAAGTACTAGTTGCAACCATTGCTAATGGAAAAACATTTACTTGGAATGCAGGAGATGCAGCAAGATTAAGTGTAAGAGCTTCTACTAGCACAACAGATTTTGTAACAACAGGAAACCCAACAGCTACAAGAACAACTCTTATTTCACCAACAACACGTCACTTAATTCATTTTGGAACAGAAACAACTATTGGATCTACTGCAACACAAGATGATATGTTTATAAGATTTTCAGAACAAGAAAATATAAATTCTTATACTATTACAGCAGTTAATACTGCAGGTTCGCAAAGACTTCAAGATGGTACAAAAATTATGGGAGCTTTAGTTGCTAAAGAAAACATTCTAGTATGGACAGATAATGCACTCTACACGATGAAATTTGTAGGTGCACCATTTACATTTGGCTTTGAACAAGTTGGTACCAACTGTGGATTGATTGGTAAAAATGCAGCGATCGAAATTGATGGTGTTGCTTATTGGATGGGTAGTAATGGTTTTTTCTCTTTTGATGGTACAGTTAATACTNTACCTTGTTCTGTTGAAGATTATGTTTATGATGATGTAGATACAACTAAAGGTCAACAAGTAAATGCAGGTATCAATAACTTGTTTACAGAAGTTACATGGTGGTATCCAACAGCTGGATCAGAATTTAATAATAGATATGTAGTTTATAACTACGGTCAAACTAATCAACAAGTGCCAATGGGTAATTGGTATACAGGTGTTAATAGTAATTCTATTAGAACAACTTGGATTGATACTTTAGTTTATCCTAGACCTTATGCAACAGCTTACAATAGTTCTAATACAGGTACATTCCCAACAGTTATTGGTGAAACAGGGTTAGGCCAAAGTGTATTGTTTGAACACGAAACAGGAACTGATCAAGTAAATCCAGATGGATCTACTACAATTTTAACTTCTTTTGTAGAATCTTTTGATTTTGCATTACAAACAGATCAAGGTATTGGAGAATACTTTTTATCTATGGGTAGATTTTTACCTAACTTTAAAAACTTAATAGGCAATGCAGTTATTAATGTATCAGTTACACCTTATCCTGCACAAGCAAATACAGATTCTTCGTTTAGTCCTTTTACTATTGACTCTGCTACTACATTTGTTAGTACTAGAGCGAGAGGAAGGTATGCGGCTATTAAAATTGAAAACACAGGAACAGGTCAAAGCTGGCGTTTTGGAACTTTTCAAGCTGATTTAAAACCAGATGGAAGAAGATAATGACTAGAATAGTAGTAAGATTACCTGAACCTAAAAAAGAATATAGTGAAGATAACCAAAGACAAATTAACAGATCTTTTTCTTCTATTGTAGAACAACTTAACTCTACATTTTTAACACAGTTAAAAGAAGATGCAGAAAGATACACATGGTTTGGACTAGGATAATATGGCAAATATATATTTAAACGCAAAAAAAGATTTAACAACTAATACAGTTACAACTGTATATACTGTACCCTCTAACTCTAGAGCTATTGTAAAATCATTATTAGTCAGTAGTGATAATGCTAGTGATACAACTATTACTGTAGATTTATTTGATGGAGATCCAGCGTCAGCTAACAAATTTACTTTGTTTAATACTAAAACAATTACGGCTAATACATCAGATCAACTATTGACCGAGCCCTTGATTATGTTAGAAAATGAAGTATTACAAGTAACAGCTGCTGATGCAAATAGACTATTTGTTACAGCATCTATATTAGAAATTAACAGAGAGGATAGATAATGCCGTTTATAGAAACAGAAGCTTCAGTTAGGTACGAAATAATTAATGGTAAAAGAGTACCAGTAATTACACCTAAATGTGAGGTAACTTTAACTAATACAGAAACAGGTCAAGAATATATGTCAGACGCAGAAGCATTAGCAGACGTACAGAATACTGGTACAGATACTAAAGCAGAACATATAAGAAGAGACGTAAATGTTACTGTAGAAGAGATAAAGATAGGCGCTGACTTTAATATCAGCGATTGACTAGAAGGAGAAAAACAAGTAAAATGGCTGACACTAGCGTACATTCAAGCTTTGCTACCTTGCCATTCAACAACACAATAGAGATATAAAATATGGGATTTTTTTCAGGGATAAGACGTAGAATTAAAAAGTTAATACCTAAAGAGGTACGACCTTTTATACCTTACGCAGCAGCAGCCATTCCAGGTCTAGCAGCACTTGGACCTATTGGTGGCGCGTTTACAAAAGCATCATTAGCTAGATTAGCTACAGATGATGAAGCAGATATAAAAGATGCATTAAGAACCGGTATAATTGCAGCAGCTCCTCAAGCAATAGGTCAAGGACTTGGAAAATTTGCGTCGTCAGGAATAGGTAATGTTCCTGGAGTTGGTCCATTACAAGCCGATGCAACAGGTATGCAAAAATTTTTACAAGGTGCTAAAGGTTTTGCAGGCGATCTTTCTCAATCAGGTAAATTAAATCCAGAATTTAAATATGGAAATTTAATGGATACTGCTAAAACTGTAGGTGCACAAAGTGCAGTTGATATGGGAATTCAAGCAGCAGAATTAAATGAAGATGCATTAGCAGAATACAATAGAATGTTAGCTCAACAAGGTATCAACGACAAAGCAGGAAGAAGAGCAGCTATTAGAGCAATATATTCTAACACCGGAACGTGGGACATGGATGAAGTTGATTCTATGTTAGATACTTACGGATACAGAACCGGCGGTAGAGTTGGTCATGCGGACGGAGATATGGTTTTAACAAATCCAAGTAATATAACACCAGAACGAAGAAATCAAATCGAAGGAAGTCAAGAAGCTGAAAGAGCTTTTAACATAATTTTTGAAAGATTTGTTGAAAGATTTCCAGGTATTGCAACAGGTGAAGAAAGTCTGGAAGATATGATTGCAATGCTTCAAGCAGAAGAAGTTGCAGGAACTGAAGGAGCAGGTATATTAGGAATGGCTGAAGGTATAGGAGCTATTACACCTGAAAGTGTTGATAGAAGTACAAGAAGAATTATGAGAGGTGACACACAATATGGTGATGTACCTGGATTTAAAAAAGGTGGTAAAGTTAAAGACGACGATGATGAAGATGAAGGTTTTGATATGGAAAGATTTAATGAAGGATTTGAATACGCAAAAGAAGGTTTAGATTCTTTAGAAGCACTAGAAAATAAATATAAACCAATGCCAATTCGAGAACTAAGGCTCGCGGACGGTGGTA